GTTCCATTTACATTACTGTTTGGACATCCACCAGTGTTAAACGTGTTACCGGTCGCGGCCGGTGCTTGCCCGAGAACTAGATACTTAAACCCCATCCCGGTGGTTGAAATGGTCACAACCACATCCCACGATCCAGAACTGACATTTACCAGACTGCTTGAAACAACTGCAAAATTAGCATCTGCGCTAATTGCCGTTTGAGTAATGGCACCGGTCGTCGTGTTGATAATCAGTGAGATGTAGTAAGTTGCAGTCAAACCCTGCAATATGATTGCCGCATACGGATTCGTCCCACCTGTGACTCGTGCTCTTACTGTTACGGATGTTGTGATCGCTGAAGTCAGAGTGTAGTAAGCATACGTTACGGACGACGCTGTATTGGTTAATGTGTCTGCGGTTGCCGTGCAACTTTGTTTTGCCCATGCTGCATTCGATAAATCTTCCGAATACGTCATCACATTCCTCCGCAACCACGGCACATTCTTCGTCGCGGCCCAGGCGTATTGTTCCGTGACCCAATCAGTGATTTTTTGATAGGATTGGTCGAGGGTGGAGGCGAGGGAGAGATGAACTTTCGTTATGTTGAGTCCTTTCGCCACATCTCCTGCAAACGAATACTGACCGTCTCCAGTAGAAGAAAAGACCGATAAATACGAACCAGAGTTAGCAGAAACAAAACGAAAAGTACAAGTATAGGTCCCGTCTCCGTTCGATACGCATGTTCCTGTTGCGTTCGTTGCCGTTCCTACTGATCCCGCACCAGAAAGGTTGTAATAACAGGAGACACCCGGCGATGCACCAAATACAGAGATTAGAGCCCATGAGCGCCCAACTCCACTTAAAACAGCAGTCGCGACATAGGCCGTATTGGCGATAAACGCGAATGATTGCCTAACTGTATGTGTACCCGTGTCAACCGTTTCTAAAAAGCCTCCCACGGATTTCGTACAGTTGGTCCCAGCCCAAACCGCATTGCTAAAATCCTCCGTATACGTCAGCAAATTCCTTCGCGGAAGATGATCGGAGCCGCCCCAGATCGCGCTCGGGTCTTGGATTAGGACGCAGTTGGAATCCTTGACCAGCGTCTTGAGGCTGAAGGGTGGCTTAGACAGGACCGCGACCGAAGTCATCTTAGTAGTCCTGCTGGGCCAAGCCTACCCGAACAGTCACACCAGACGCGGTATACGTCCCTGCCCCGCGCGAGATTGCACCGACATAGATGCTCGTTGAAGATGCGCCAGCTTCAAGCGTCAATCCAATACCTGGTATAGTCGCAACACGTACGCCGCCAAGATCAATAAAGTCGGCAGCAGCAACCGGCACAATGCCAAGGATTTCGTCAGCGTCATTATCTGCAATGCTAACCGCCGCGTTCTCGGTTCCGAGACTCACGTTAGTACGCATAAACACGATGTCCATTGCCTGCCCTTGGTCGTCTTTGTCCGTGACCACTATGGAGTGCAACAACGCGTGACCGCCGTTCGACGGCACTGCGCTCGCTAGTTCTTGCGTAGCTGCAAGTACGTCGCCTGTTGCGTACGCCGCCGTATCAAGGCTCAGAGTCAAGTCGAGAACTCCAGAACCGCGACCGACGTTAGTCGTTAGCGTTGATATACCAGACGATACAACCTTAACGCGGTCTAGAAGCGTGTTATACGTTGGAGATTCGTTGATCTCGCCTACCCTGTCGGCCAGGTCATCAATAGCCGTAAACAGCGTTTTAAGGCGGTCTAGAACGGTGTTAGTCGTCGGCGATACTTGAACCTCGCCAACGATAGCCGCTAGCGCGTCTTGCTTTGCAGTAGTCGCAACGCCCTCAAGATTTACCGTAACTCCGCCTTCGATGGTTACGCCACCATCAACAACAACAGACAGCGGATTGGTTCCGCTTACCGGGGCACCGTCTACTTGAATTTCTGTCTTAAGCGTCGGTCCGTCTGGAGCAATAACAACCGGAACCGAACCGCTTGCTACAGCGCTTCCGAGCGGTGGTAATGCTGTGTCAAAAACGTTGATAAAGCCGTCATCAGTAACTACCACTTCAACGGGTTCGCCTGCGTCGCTTACGCCTGCTATGCGGCGAATACGATCCTCTGAAAGTCTATTAACGGACATCGAGTTTTCCTCCGGTATCTTTTGCTTGATCTATGTTGTCTACGTTTCCGGCAGATAACGTGTCCGCCATTTGCTTCTTCATCAGTTCTTCTTCTTTCTGGTCTTCTTTAGCCTTAAGGTCCACTGCGTTCATGAGTTCATCAACGATGTCTTGATCGCTATTGCTGAACTGCAAGCCGATAACAGTCTTTTGCTGCTGCTGTACAACTTCCTGCGGAAACGACGACATTTGCATTTGTTGCAATATCGAGAGTTCCGTCGTGATGTCTGACAACTCGAAAGATTTGCTCCACTGGATTTTAGGAACCTTTGCGATACCTAGCCAGCGCGAAACGACATCCCAAGACCTCCGTTCCAAGTCTTCCATTCTGCGCGCGTAGGCGGTTAGCGCTCCGTTCAGTTCTTGGAATCTGATCGTTAACGCAACGCCTGATTCTTGTTGCGTCGGCTGTTCGACTGTCATCGATACGCGCCTGATGTTTTCCTCAAGCGCCGTCATGACATCGCCGTACACTTGTGCTGGTCCGCTATCCGGCGCGATGAACGATGGACCCTCTCCGTTATAGATAAGCATGTTGTTCGTGCCGATTGCTTCGGCTACTGCGCCGACATCGAATCCGGCGGAGTCTGGCGGCACTTGGTAGGTCAATAGCGAGAATGTCTGCGAGCGTAGTATTTCGTCACGCTCAGACGCGCAGTTGAAGTACCTGCGGGATAGTTCGGCTATCTGTGCAAAGTCGCCGTAGCACGGGAAATCGCCAGCTTCAGTGAACATTAGAACTGGATTGACTCCTATCGAATACGCTCCTTCTTCGATGATTGCGCCAGCGGAGCCTATTGCTCCGGGTCGCTGTATCCACCATGCCTCCTTTGTCCAAACGCGCCAGATTGGGTTTTGGTCCTTGTCGTAGTCACGAATCACTACGATATCGAACCGCCCCTGTTCGTCTATCTCGTACTCGATCACGCGCTCAGGCGCGATCATTACAAAGTACGGGAACTTGCGTTGCTGTAGTTGTTCGCCTAGCGTGTACGGCAATGTTCTTGGCATATCAACCAGCAACAGCATTGAGCCGCGCGCCTTAGCCTCAACGGCAAACGTATTCCAAAACACATCGATGTCATTGCCGCGCCAGTCGCAATCCTGCTCTATTGCGTCGTATGCTGGGTGCCCAAGGTCACGCATTGGCGGCTTCTTTGACAGATACCCTACGAACCGTTGACACGCCGGACGCATAAAACCACGATGCCATGCTACTTGATTTCGCCGTGCGTATTTCTCGGCAGACTCGCGAGGATACCGCACGAGATACGATGGGCTTGTTAGAACTGGATTCAATCCAGTTAGGTCGGCAGATACCGTAGGCGCAAATCCGCCAGACGAATTTAGTTCGTCAGCGATAAACGCAAATCGCGTAGTATCTAGTATTTGCATCTACAAAGCTCCAACGTTTAGCGTTCGTTTTCCGTCGTACGGCGGTTTGATATATCCATCAAGGCTATAACGTACACCGTCTATAACATGATTGTTCTTGTCTATTATACCATTAAGAATATCTCCGCTTTTCGAGTCAACTTTGTACGAATAAAGCCTTGCTTCCTCTGCGGCGTGCTTGCACCTCTCATGTATCACAATCTTATCGAACGAGCGTAAATAAGCGATTCCATCCTCAACGCTTCCTGGCCATTTACGCGCCGCGGCGATATTGAATCCGCGCCGCTTCATAAACGAAATCGTTTCCGGTCGTGCCGCATCAGCCTTGATAGGCCAGCGCCGTATGTCCGGCATGCGGTCGAACATGGCTGGCAAGTCTTCCAGTTCGACGCCTATCCCCCATTGTTCGTAGTCTATGTAAAGCCGGTTGTCTCTGATGAAGCAGCGTACAATAGCTGTCGGGTCTTGCGAGAATCCCCAATCAGCGCCATAAAAGAACCGCCCCACATCTGTTGGCGTTTCGAACGCTTCGATGATGTACTTGCCCTTAAGAACTTGTGCGTCGGTATGCTTCCGGCACTCGCCAAGCCACACATGCGCGTACGCGTCCGGATCTGTGCGCGCCATCCATGCGCGTTCCTGTTCTAGCGATGTCTCGCTAAACCAAGGATTCTCATCGTAGTTGACCTTGCGCACGACGCTTCCAGGGGGCGGATTCATCGCAAGCGTATAGATTGGGTCTGTCTCCTGGTCTGGGTTAAACGTTGCCCAGATTTCAGCGCCTTTCTTGCGGATTGTCGGCGTTAGCGTTTGGAAGCTGCGTTGGCTTATGCACTGAGCTTCTTCCAGCCAACAGATGTCAACGCCTTCCAATGACTTCAACGCGCTTGCGTCGTTGTTCATGCCACGCAAGCCACGAAACATGATCTCAGAGCCTACACGCGAATAGATGCGCTGTGCCTGTACGTCAAACTGCGAGGATAGCCCTAGTGCCTTGATTTGATCGCTTAGTAGCGCATGTACGCTGTCACTGATACTTGATTGCAGTTCACGACCGCACAATGCTCTAATCGGACGCACTGCGGCTCTAACGACAAGCATGCGAGCGAAGCTATAAGACTTACCGCTGCCTCTGCCGCCCCATGCAATCTTGTACCGCCCGTCTGGCTTAGCAGGCAGAAACTGCATCATCCAATCAGGGAATACCTGATTACCAGCCGAGCTTATCTGGGTCGATTTTGTCGCCATTGAGTATCAACGCAACAGGACCGCCGTTCGCGCCTGTCAGTTCGACCTTCTCCAAGAACATGCCTCCAGACTTGCCAAGTAACTCCGCAGACTTGACGCGATCGCGCATGGCCGGTGGCTTCTCGGCTATCTCGCCATTACGATCCACAACCGTTTCGGTGATCGTTCCACGCATCACAGAAGTCCAGAACGCGCGTATCTCTGCGGCGGATGCAACCTGTTCGTTAAACCGCTCATCAATGCGCCGCTTGATTTCTCCATTTACGTACGCGTCCTTAAGCAACCTGCATCCGGTCGTGTGCGCAGTAGGTTCCGCATAGCCAGCCGTCAACGCTGCCTGAGTAGCATTGCCGCCATTCGATAAGTAAGCATTGATAAACGCTTGTCTGCGTTCGTTCAATGGACCTTTGTCACTCACTTCCCATGCTCCAATAATCCAGAATCAACAAGCCACGATAACAACGGAAGAATGACGCCAAGCCCGATAACCGCACCTCGTATCCACGACTGAATCGATGCAGTCTTTTCAATGATCGTTTTATCAGCTTCCGCATCTGCCGCGATATGTACGTTGAATGACCTTAGCCACTCGCCGTTTGTCTTTTCTAGTTTGTCTGATAATGCTGCAAACCCACGGTCAAGACGTTCTGACAAAATAGCAACTTGCGTGCTCAATGTCTGTACGTCTTTCTCGGTCCGTTCGGCTTTTGATTCAAGAACCGCTAAGCGTGTTTCAGTCATATTATCAGTCACCGTCCAGACTCCTTTAGGCAAGCCTCACTGTTAAAGCCTTAGTGTATTATA